GTGTATTTTATTCAAAGAATCCATACATACAATTAATAAACATAGCACGATCAAAAGAAATAGATCCTGTAAAGTATTATCATCTTACAGATAATCAACAGGTATCATTAAACAAATTAAAAATTATATCAGAAGAGTTAGAGAGATATAAATCAGAACATGGATTGATTGACTTTCCAGATATGATAGAAAAATTTTTAGCATCAGGTGAACCACCAAAACTACGTGTAATGTTTGTTGATGAGTCACAAGATTTAAGTTTGATACAATGGAAATTAGTGAGACGAATAGAAGAAGCAGCAACAGATTCTTTTATTGCAGGAGATGATGACCAGGGTATTTACAAATGGAATGGTGCACACGTAAACACATTTATAAATTTAGAAGGCACAAGAAAAATATTAGAACAATCACATAGGGTGCCACAAAAACCTTTTGCTCTTGCAAATAAAATTATTAACAGAGTAAGAAACAGGGTAGAAAAAAAATATTATCCAAAAGATACGACAGGATCTGTCAATCGTTGTCAGAGTTTGTATGACGTAGATTTTACCAAAGGTAAATGGTTAGTGCTAGCAACAGCAAACTATATGTTAGGAGACATAGGTGATGTGTTAGATGAAAAAGGATTGTATTGGCAAAGAAGAAAAGCAACACCAAGAGTAAAAAATATATACGAAATTATACAGAAGTGGGATGAATTAAAAACAGGCACACCCATGCACTTTAATGATTGTAAAAAAATATTTAACAAGATGAATAAAAACTGGGACAAGAAACTATTTAAAGCTATGGTTAAAGATCAGTTCTATGACATAGATACATTAAAAGATAAATATGGTTTGCAAACAGAAGCAGATTGGCAAGAAGCATTAGATGAATTAGGAAACGAAGATATTAGAAAGATATCAAAATTAATAAAAACAGGAGAAGATTTATCTGGTACACCGAGGATAAGTATATCTACAATACATGGTGTAAAAGGAAATGAAAGAGAGAATGTAGTAATTAATACAGAACTATCTGGAGCAGCTTACGATGAGTATCAAAAGAATCCAGATGATACACACAGATTGTTTTATGTTGCATGCACAAGAACAGAGAACAATTTATTTATAATAGAACCACAAAGGAAAAAAGCATATGACATCTAAAGATTTATTTAAAGGCACAACATACAATTCACTAGAAGAGCAGGTAGGCGGGAAACATTATCGCTCGATGAAAATTCAGCCCGCAGAGTTTATAAACGAAAACAAATTGCTTTTTGCAGAAGGTAATGCTATAAAGTACATCTGTCGACATCAGTCGAAAGGGAAAGAGCAAGATATAAAGAAGGCAATACATTATTTAGAAATGATACTTGAGAGAGATTATTCATGAAGCCAATATTTAAACCACAAACAGAATGGCTACCACCACAAAATTTTCCTGATCTATCAAAGTATGATGAGATCTCAATTGACTTAGAAACAAAAGACCCAGATCTTAAAACTATGGGCTCTGGATCTATAACAGGTCGTAGTAATATAGTTGGCATAGCTGTAGCTGTACAAGATTGGAAAGGTTACTATCCTATTGCACATGAAGGTGGTGGCAACATGGATAAGAACATGGTCTTAAAATGGTTTCAAGACGTCCTAAATACAGATGCAATTAAGATATTTCACAACGCTATGTATGACGTATGTTTTATACGTGCTGCAGGCCTTAAAATTAACGGAACTATAGTAGATACCATGATTGCTGGCTCTCTCGTGGACGAGAATCGCTTTCGATACGATTTAGGTAGTCTGGGTCGTGATTACGTTGGAATAGGCAAAAACGAGGCTGTATTAAAAGAAACTGCAGACCTATGGGGTGTAGATCACAAAGCAGAAATGTACAAACTACCAGCTATGTATGTTGGTGAGTATGCAGAACAAGACGCAGATCTAACTTTAAAACTTTGGCAAGAAATGAAAAAACAAATGTATCACGAAGACGTAGAAGATATATTTAAATTAGAGACAGAACTTTTTCCTTGCCTCGTTGATATGCGTTTTTTAGGTGTGCGTGTAGATACTGAAGCAGCATATGAATTGAAGCAACAACTAGTAGAAGAAGAAAAAGAATGCCTATACAAAGTAAAAAAAGAAACATTAGTAGATGTTCAAATATGGGCTGCACGTTCCATAGAGAAAGTTTTTCAAAAACTAAACCTACCATACGACTTAACTGCCAAAACAAGTTCTCCATCATTTACTAAAAACTTTCTGCAGAACCATCCTCATCCAGTGGTGAAACAAATAGCTCGTGCTAGGGAAATAAATAAATCTCATACCACTTTTATTGATACCATATTAAAGCACCAACATAAAGGACGAATACATGCAGAGATAAATCAGATTAGATCAGATAGTGGTGGCACTGTAACTGGTAGATTTAGTTATAACAATCCAAACTTACAGCAGATTCCTGCACGTAACAAGGAACTAGGACCACGGATCAGAAGTTTATTTATACCAGAAGAAGGTTGTACCTGGGGTTGCTTCGACTACTCACAACAAGAACCACGTTTAGTTACACACTATGCAGCTCTCGATGGACTGTATGGTGTAGACGAAGTATTAGATTCATACAATGAAGGTGAAGCAGACTTTCATCAAATTGTATCAGATATGGCTAGCATACCAAGATCACAAGCTAAGACAATCAATCTAGGTTTATTTTATGGTATGGGTAAAAATAAATTACAGGCAGAGCTAGGTGTATCAAAAGAAGATGCGGAAGATTTGTTTAGAACTTATCATGACAAAGTACCATTTGTAAAAATGTTAATGGAAAGTGTAATGCGTAGAGCACAGGACAAAGGTAGAGTTCGAACTTTACTAGGTCGTAGGTGTAGATTTAATTTGTGGGAGCCTAATCAGTTTGGGATACACAAAGCATTGAAACACGAAGATGCACTCGCGGAACACGGACCAGGGATCAAACGGGCGTTTACCTACAAAGCACTAAACAAATTGATACAAGGATCAGCAGCTGACATGACTAAGAAAGCTATGGTCGATCTATATAAGGAGGGTATCATACCGCATATACAGGTGCATGATGAACTTGATATATCGGTAAATAATAATGCAGATAAGATAAAAGAAATTATGGAGTCTGCTGTTGACTTAGAAGTACCTAACAAGGTAGACTATGAATCTGGCCCTAATTGGGGCCAAATAAAATGATAAATTATGGCTTACTTAAATGCAAACATTCCTGTAGTATATGCACAAATAAAAAAGGAGTATTTATATGACTTACAAAAACATCATGGAGAAGTTTGTGACTGTGTTATCTTCGGTATTAGCAGTCTTACAGGTCGGAGCATCTTATTTCATGCTATTATGGAAAACGGCGCAATCTTTTATCGCCTCCCAATTAGCGCGTTTATTCAACGTGGTTTCGAAGCAAAAGACGTACCAGCCAGAAGACTTGATGAACTACAGCTTTGGAATTGTTTCTCTTATTATCCTTCTGTGCATCGTTGGGATATTCTAGACGGACAAGCAGGAAAATACATAGGTAAAGACAAGAAGTGGCATCCAGGTAAATATTTATTTACTGTTGACTTTGCGCATCCTGAAAGTAATATATTAGATACGGACCATTCGGAGATACCGCACGAACATAAGTGCGCTCACATAATTGCATTAGATGATGGTAATTATGCAGCACAACCAAACAATAGATGTATATGGGACATACCTTCTTTCACTGTGAAAGATGATATACCTGATTGGAAAGTGCAAACATCTGAGTGGAATGTTGAAGATAGTAGAGCATGGCGTACAGAAGATACGGACAAGTTTTTCTATGAAATTGAGGAAAAGAAAAAATAATATGGAGACCCATTATGAACTATCGATTTACAGCAATAGTGATATTATTGTTATGTTTACTGGCAGTTTTCGTAAGGCCTTCTTACACACCATTGAAACTAGATAAAAAAGACTATATAATCCCTCCACCAAAACCAAAAATAAATGAGTAAAAAACCTTTAAACATATCAGAATCCGCTGCCGTGCAGATGCCGATGAAGACGGTAGCCTCGCTAATTTTACTCGTCGCAGCCGGCACGTTCGCATACACCGAGCTGACGGCCAGGTTGGTATCGTTAGAGACATCAAGAGAATTATTTGAAAATGATTTGTTGAAGAGA